AGGTAATCATTTCTTGGTTTTGAATTGATTAGTGGTGAACCATATCTTATGAATCCCACTACAGTGTTTGTATTGGTTTCCTTAACTACGAGTTTCATAGTTTTGCCTGGCGATTCATCAGGCGAGAATGATGCAGTTTTTTCCAACATCGCATCAAATGTTTCATTTGGTATTGTTGTAACCTCAAAATTCATGTCCCGAGGATGCATGTCATAGTTTTGAAACATGTCATCCTCAAGACCGAATCCGAACAACGGAGCAGGTAAGTCCTTTACTCGTTCGACTTTCCTTGCACGAAAATAATCGTCAATTCTGTCGAAGTCTGCAAAATAGTTAACGAGCTTGCTCGCTACCCATATGGTATCTTCCCTACTCAGTTCCATATTAAAGATTCTCTAATACGTTCTCGGGAGTTGATATTTCGTAAGGGTCACTGTTGATGTTATCATCTTGACCTTCTTCAGTAAACATCTGTTCAATAACACCATCGTTTATAACCATGGCATATCTCCAACTTCTGATACCGAATCCTACGTTACCTTTTTCCACTGAGGCACCCATTGCTTGTGTGAATTCACCATTACCATCAGGCAGTGGATAAACTCTCTGTACGTCTTGTGCTTCGAACCAACTGTTCATAACAAAAGTATCGTTAACAGACAAACAATAAATCTCTTCAATGCCCTTCTCATCAAACTGTTCAAACATGGAATCAAATCCTGGCAGTTGTTGGTTGGAACATGTTGGAGTAAATGCGCCTGGCAATGCAAAAAGAATTACTCTTTTGCCCTCTAGTTGTTTAAGTGTATCCAAAGTTCTGAATTCACCATCGACTTGAATCGGAAGATTCACTTGAGGGATTTTATCACCTACATTTAACATAGTTTTCTCCTTTATATCGCTTCTACATAATATAGAAGATACACCCAGTATACAATATAAAGGGCGTATCGTAAAGAGGGTTTTTAAGAAATTTTGATTTCTTGAGGTTTGTCTTCCTCAGGCACAATTCTCTCTAAACTAACACTCAAAATACCATTCTTCATGTCTGCACCTTTAACGACAATGTCGTCTGCAAGTGTGAATGTTCTTTTGAATGAACGTGATGCGAGTCCTTTATGGACATACTCAAGTTCGTCTCCTTCCTTTTGTTTACCTTCGATTGAAAGAACTTCTTTCTCTTTTGAGATAGTAATATCTTTCTTGGTAAATCCAGCTACTGCAAGTTCGATAGAGAAGTTCTCTGCATCGTGTTTTACAATATTGTAAGGTGGATAGTTAGAATTAGATTGTACATCTGCACGTTCTAATAGTTGAAGAGTTCTGTCGAACCCGATTGCGAATGGGAATTCTGTTGAAAATTTCCCGAAGACATCATTGAAATGTGTCATAGCTTTTCTCCTTTATTAAGCAAGTTTATAATGTGCAACCTCTAATGAGCATTGCATTAATGTTCGAGAACCGAGCTCTTTTGAAGAAATGGGGTCACTTGATGTCGGCGTTGCCCAATCCAAGTTCCAAATCCGAGCTCTTTTTAAGTTCTCTTACAATGGTATTTATAACACCATACTACTATTATATGGGTTTTTTCTAAAATTTCAAGGGGTTTTTATCTTTTTTTACAAGAGGTTTTAGCTCTATCGAGGACGTGGAGATTATTTACTATTATTATTGTCATAAAAGTATTTAAACCCATCATTGACTTACTTGTAAGTTGTTGAGTATCATAGTCATATAATAATGCTGGTGCAAGTATGATAAACTTTTTCTCAAACAAATCGTTTAAATCGGGACGTTCTCCGAATATTGGGTTCGCCTCCTTTACACAATCATATTTTAGTCCACGGTATGTGGTATAGATATCTGCTGCTTGCAGTCCTACAAATAAGACCCAATCGAGATTAGTTGGTGGTTCAGTTGGTGGGGGTATAAATGGTAACTTTTTCAGATTTACCTTTGACAAGGATTCTATCGACTTTAGTGAATGCTCTAGATGGACACTGTCTATATGTTTCTTCGCCCAGCAACACGTCCACCCCATCATAATTTCGTGTTTGTCCTTCGAGTCTAGCACCAAGGTTGACGGCATCTCCAATGACGGAATAGTCAAATCTAAGTTCTGACCCCATGTTTCCAACGATGCACTCACCAGTGTTAATACCAATGCCAACATTGATAGGGGGAAGACCGAGTGGTTTGAGTTCTTCATTGAGTTCCTTGGTTGCGATTAGTATTTCTTCTGCAGACTTGACTGCCATCTCGGCATGGTCGGGACAATCTAACGGTGCATTCCAAAAACTCATAATACAATCACCCATATACTTGTCAATTGTTCCATTATTATTTAGGATTATCTTTGTCTGCATGTCAAGAAATTTATTGACAAGTTCTACTAATCCTTCGGGGTCATCTTGTTTCATGTAGTGTTCGCTTATGGGGGTGAATCCACATATGTCCATAAACATGAAGGTAAGTTCCTTTCTATCTCCACCAAGTTTCAATAATTCGGGGTTCTCAGCGAGTTGGTCAACCATGTCAGGCGATAAATACTTTTGGAACTGCTTCTTAATTTCTTCTTTGAGTTGGTAGGTCGTATAGTATTTGTTGAAGGAAGCATGACCGAAAATCATCAAGGAGGCTATCGATGAGTAGAAAGTATCGAAAAGAACGAAAGACGAAGTCCACAAATAGAACCCCCCACCCACCTGAAATCCAACAATACCTAGACTCACTAGACCCGCAAAAATTGTGGGAACATTGTAGACCACGAGTAGAATACTTAGAAGTGCTATCACCAAAAGAGCAATCTCAAGCAATTCGAGATAGTAAGATTGTTGTATTTGAACTTCTTGCGAAACGGTTTGGATTAGGTTCGCTTGCACTTCGTGGGGATATAATACACCCACTGGAGTTGACACTGGATTATTCAGACCTTCAGCAGTCAAACCCCATATTAGAATCTTATTCTCATAATCTGAATTAGAGAGTTCACTAGCACTAACTCTTTTGAATTGGTTCCAATATGATATCATCACATCACCAGTTGGTGTGGTGGTTATTGGTTTAGCACGTCCCATCCTAATCCATTCTATCCCTGATTCAGTTACACGGGTCTGATACGAAGGTTGGTCTTGTATAGCACGTAGTGTTTCTAGTGCAACACTTGGATAGATTTGATTATTTGCAAGAACTAATAGGGGTGCAGAGCGAGTTGTACCATCAAAATTTGGTGTTCCCGATACACTAGGTGTGGTTACACTTACTCCAACACCGTAAGTATTGTCCTGAAGTATCCTGATTGGAGATGCAATTCCTGAAAACTGCCAGATGTTATCTTCTATAACACCCCCACCAAACACTGAAGTATTGACGAAAGGTGCAGTTCCTGTATCTTTTTGTATTGTTGGAGCTGAAGATAGGATAGAAAGTCTATTTACTAGACCTTCAGCAAATATCTCGTCACCACCGAATCTATCGACTTCTTTAAACAGTTGGGTGAACACATGAGTGTTACTCCAATGTGTTTCCAACATAATTTCAGCATAGATGTTTCTTGGTAATGGATACTGTCCATATGTTTCTAATGTCTTCTCATCAATATCAACAAGTATGATATCGTCAACTTGAAGTACAGGTTGTTGTTGATGTAGAAAATCAAACCATGACCATTGTATATTTTCTACAATGTATGGTGACCAAATTTTAAGTCCTACTAGTAACCCGATAGTCACTAAGACTGTCTTCCAATTATACATTAACTAAATTTCTTTTGTATCCACTTAAACATATAGTAAATGCTTAATCCATAAGTTGCCAGAACTGACATTGATATACCTATGTAAATTAACTCTATTGGTGATAGGAAGAGAACCTGCCATACGAAATCAGATGCAGCTTCTACATCACCCAAAGATTCTGGCATGACCATATCATTCTCTTCGAACAGGTCTAATATGTCGTCATACTCTTCTTCAGTTAGACACTCGTAAAACTCGGGTGGACATTCACTCATTCTATAAAGTCCTCTCTCGAAAGTGGTGGTGGATTGTTGTGTCCTATTTTAGAATTTTTCTTACTTTCGTAATTAATCATTGCCTTTCTGATTGCATCTTCAGCTAAGACACTACAGTGTAGTTTGATTGGTGGTAAGTCTAATGCATCTGCGATATCTTTATCTTTGATGAGTTTTGCTTCTTCAACGGTTTTACCCATCATCATATCTACGAACATAGATGAACTTGCGATTGCACTTCCGCAACCATATGTTTTAAATTTTACATCGATGATTCTTTCATCATCATCTAGTAATAGTTGAAGTTGCATGACATCTCCACAAGCAGGGGCGCCTGCAAGTCCAGTTGCAACTTTGGGGTCGTCTTGGTCTAATCTACCAACTGAATGTTTCTTGGGATTTGCAAGAACTGCTTCGAATCTTTTTACTACTTCTTCTGAATATGCCATACATCTATTTAGACATACACATCAACAAAATTTCCAATATGCATTAAAGGATATCCGTACCTTCTACGTATGTACTTCTCGAAACTACTCCTGTGTAACCGATACACTACAACCACCTATTGTTAAGCAGTTTACGGATACATTATACAATTGGTTTGTTGCACTCATCTGCTTTAAAATTAAATCAGTTCCATATAGTCCGTCAAGAGTAATATTGGCATTGTGTGTAGCACCATTCCCTTTCTGTCTAACAAATACATCGTTATAGTCGTTGTAAATTGTAAGGTCTACATTCTTTGCACCGTTACTTTGTTGTTTTATTTGCACTTCATTATGGTCACCTGCTAAGTGTAAATCGAAGTCATGACCATCAAGTGCGCCTGTTTGATTTGTTTGTTGAACTGCTAATTGATTATAGTCGCCATACAAGGTGATATCTATTTCATGACCACCACTCTCATAGTTATCCACCCACCAAGTTAAATCAGTATCAGAATCAAGTGTAGTCCATGCAGCTCCCTGAGCAAGTTTCATTTGATTACCTGTACCACTAATCTCATCAAATGTGATTGAGTTGGGAAGTGTGGAAGAGTTTGTATTGACTTGAACCAAATACATATCTAAACTTGTTGCTGTAATATATGAATTACTATCTAACATTTGGATTTCGTTACTGTGTCCAATTTGCTCTACACCTAATTGAAAAGTATCACCACTCTGTTCTATGGTCAATTCGTTGTCTGCTAAGACTAAGGGTGCTAGTCCTAAGACTAGCACTATGAATGTTTGCTTTATATAATCCATTGTAAAATAATTACCGTAGCAACTCCTTGAAAATAATAAAACCATATTAGGTCATAATCATCGATATCGAATTCGTCTTGTATGCGATACGTCCATGTCTTATGCCATTTTACAACTTTTTTAAATACGTTCATATGTTTCCTCTTACTATTTAGTTCGTTTGTTTAATAACAACTACACTATCGCTACCACCATTGGTGGTAATGATTCCTTCATAACCGTCTACGAAGGTTTCTAATGTCACAGAAGAGCCACCAGCGAACCGTAAACTGATAACTCCATCAACATCTCTATAGAAAACAATTCCACCGTCTTCTAGAAAGATATTGTATTGACTGTCGGGGTTCTTACCAAAGATTCCACCATCAAGTGTGAACTCACCCTTTGCTACACCTGTAGGTTTTTGTGCATCAGCAAGTTTCGCTGTTGTCCTAACAAGTTCTTCAACAACATCTAGTAAATCCACCAAGAAATCAACATCTAGAAAATCTATGTCTAATGCATTGTAATCTAAATCTGCAAGAGTGTTCTCTAGTGCATCTTGTTCCAATTCATCGAATGCTAAGAAATCTTGGTCAAGAGCCCCTTTGTCTTTATCTAGGTCGTCTTCAACTTGTTGATTAATTTGGTCTTGTACTTCTCTTGGCGGACTAACAATAAACATATTGTCAATAATTGCTGGAGTGATGTTTTGTATTATGATTGATGGTGATGGTGCAGTCGATATACTACTAACCATTGTCGCTTCATATGCTTGGTTAATTGTAACAGAACCGCCTTGATTTGTAACTATAATCTCACCTGAAGAAATGCCATCGTCATCAGGCAAAAGTACTATGAGACTCCTTCCGAGCTCATCCACGGTTGTCGTGAAATCTGTACCATTGATTGAAATTTGTGCAGTAGGTGTTTGTACCGAGATATTTCTTTTCTTTATCTTAGTACCAGCACCCGAAGCGAATCTTGCTGTACCCTGTGCCATACGTAATGACATCTTAGACAGCGATGGGTTTGGGTCATAGTAAACTTCATCTATGTACACTTTAGAATTTTCAGTTAATGATAATTCCTCATTATCCAAAAACTCAATTAACATTCTACCTTTAGCAGTCACCGCTTCATCGTACAGGACTATATCTGTCCCAACACTATGACCCAATGGTTGATTGTTTCTCAGTATAGACCCTACACCCAATGACTCAACAATACCACCAATGGGGTCTGCAGATGCGACCCCACTAATGAGCATCAGATTAAGAATCAGTAGTTGTGTCTTTCTGATTAATCTGTATGGTTGAGTTGTCACTAGTAATATCTAATGTGATTATACCCTTACAAGTGTTAATACCTGTAGGACATGTACCACTTAGTTGGTTTATGTCAACATCTGCGCCGTCACCATCTAACTCCATGGTGAGAGAATGATAGTTAGCATCCTTTTGCAATGTATTAATATTATTAGAAGCACCTGTAATATCCATATTCCATGTGACATCATTTGTTTCTATATCCACATCAAATACGTTTGAACTACCCAAAACTGTTAAATCAAAATCTAACCTGTCCGCACTAACCAATGAACCTTGGTCTAAATCCATAGTGTTTGAATCTCCAGTGATATCAACTAGATAGTTAGAACTATCAGATGAACCTGTTTCTCCAATCATCCAATCCCAAACATTAGAGCTACCATTCCACTCTAAAACATATGTTGAACTGTCAGCTGTCACCTTACCAAAAAGAAGGTTACTATTACCTATTTGGTCTATATTGAACGATAATGATACACCAGTAATTGGCATAGCACTTGAACTACTGTCAAAGTTATCAAGTCCTATTTTGTTACCATAACCTATTTGGTCGATGTACAACGTCAAAGTGTCACCAGTTTGATTTATGTTGATTTCGTTATCGTCAGAGGCTGCTGCTGAGAGCATGTTTGTGAATCCACACAAAATACATAATATACTTAAACTTCTTAGTTTATTCATATTTTTCTCTTCCTTCTATACTCCAAAAACCCCTATCGTGTCCTTGGATAATTAACTCATACACGGCTGCTTCAACAGCAGTACGTGTAGCGTATGTCACCGACTCATTATTACCCACACCGTCCTCGTACTCTACTAGTTGAGTTCCTTGTTCATAAAACCTAAACAAGTCTCCGCCAGAACCATAAGAAAGGATAGTCTTTCTTGTTTGGACGTTTAACAAAACCTCACCAGTAAGAACTGATACTGCACGTAATGAAACTGTGATTGCATCCTTTCTATACTGCTTACTAAAACCTATGCCAAGTGTACGTGCGCCTCGTCCACCTGATTCTAAATTTGTATCATAACCAATTACACCACCTTCGAGAAGCATTCCAGCAAATAGAAGTGGTGCAACACCTTCTTTACCAATCTCTTCTCTAGCAGACCTAATAATTTGACGCTCTCTTACTAGGTTATCTAATCCTTGTCTCTCGACTACACGGAACCATGTTCCACCACCAGCAGTCTTAAGTGCATCAATTAGCATTTCAGTTCCACCTTGTGTAACTGCAGTAGAGAAGTCTGCTATTCCTTCTCTTGCTTTTCTTTGTCCTGTCTTGTCTATAAATCCGTATACTGCAACTACTGGTCGACTTTCAGCAGCAGGTAATTCCAACAACTGAATGTAAGATGGTAGTCTTACATTTTCGGGTTCATCAACACAAATATATTTTCGTGCTAATTGTTTTTTGATTCCCATAGTCAAGTGTCTATCTAGACCCTCAACATATTTTCCTGCTTTATCATTACAATCTTGTGGTACATCTGACCATTGTGGTATGGATGCACAACCTGTAAGTATTAGTAAAAAACTAACCGCCAGAATTCGCATCGCCATCACTCCCGAAATTACCACTACCAATTGGTATTTCGATAACTGTTGTTGTTCCATTCGAATCTATGATGGTCATTTTAATAAACTCTGTACCATCTCCATTCGTTATAACTTCATACGTTACAGTTGACCCTTCTAATACAAAGGAACCGTATCTTACTGGATTGTCATTGTTGAACATATTTTCAACTAACTGTTTTGACATCTCAGCATAAATTCTGCTTTCTAAATTTCTTATAAATTTAGCTAGCGTAGTATTCTCTTCCGCCCTTTGTGCCGCTTTAGCAGCAGCCTCAAGAGAGTCCTTTATCGCTTTTTTACGACTTGACTCTTGGTTTTCAATTGTCAAATAGTGTGAACCAGTTCCCTGCCCACTAAATGACGGATTTTTAAACTTATGTACTATCTCCGTACCGTATGCGCTTACCGTGAAGCACAATATCATTACCGCTAATATCTTTCTCATTGTCCACCTCAATTGCGTGTATCAGTTCCACGCCTTTAATATAATTCTTAGAGTCTATTTCAGGTTTTAA